AAGGGGGATAAAATGAGATACCAACTCGAATCAAATTTTAACTGCTCAAAGTATAGTGATGATTTCGAATGCGTTATTGAATTAAATAAAAAACTTAATAAAAAATAATATTAATCAGGGGGTTGAAAAATACCCCCTATAAAATAAAATAATCATGAATATATTAACAGAAAAAGAATTACAAGAATTAAAAGAAGAAAATAAAAAACAAATATTTAAAACAATTAAAAAATATAAATCACTACTTGAAAAAGAAGAAAATAAAGAATTAAAAAACGTTTTAGTTTATTTTAAAAGCCAACAAGCTCAAAACGAATACACCATAAAATGCTTAAGAAATGGTATTAATGATCTACAGGAAAAAAACAAAAATTTAATTGAACTAAATAAAAATTAATAATTATGAAAACAATTAAGTATTACACGTGTTCAGGACTATACAAAGGTTGGAACAAATACAACAATAAAAATATACAAGAAGCTAAAGAGTGGATAAAAAATGGGCATAAAATAAAAATTAATAATACTAAAAAATAAGATCATGAAAAATAAAAATATAAAATACATCTTAAAAGATAGCTTAAACACTCATATATCGATGCATGATAATTATGATCAGGTCATAGATACTATCTCCAAATTTTCAAAAATATTTAAAAATGATACATGGAGTATTTATGGGGGCAGATGTGATGATCTCCCATACTTAGAGGATAACGCATTGTTTCGCATACCTAAAGAAATGCAAGAGGATTATTCAGGCAATGAATTTATAAACTTTTATTTTTTCAAATTTGATTTGAATACAAATGAAAGATTAGATTTATCTAAAAATTAATAATAAAAATAATTATCATGAAAAAAACAACGAAAGAAATTAAAAAAGATTTAATTAAATTTTTATATGATTTAGATGGCGATTTAGAATATTACAAATTTCTTAATTTTACATATCAACGCAAAGAAGTAAACGAAATAATAAAAGATATTGAAAACATAAAAAACAAAATAAATAATTTAAAATAATTTAATAACTCAAAAACAAAATTAAGATCATGGAAATAATAATAATAACAATATTTGTATTGATTTGTCAATTAACAGAATATTCAAAAAAAAGAAAAAAATTAAATAATAACAATTAAAACTATAAAACTATGAAAAAGAACATATATATATGTAAAGAATACATCAAAAGTAAATACGATAATATATGTAGTAATTGTAATTCAAATAAAACTTATTGCAATTATTCAAGAACAATTAAATTAAATAACAATAAAAAATAAAATTATGAAAATTACAAAAGATATAAACATGGAAAATTTCAACGCATGGAGTGGAGCAATAGACACTTTAGAAACAATTAAAGATCACAATAAAATTAAAGAATTAGAATTTTTTTTGGATGGGTTTTTTGAAGAAACACCAACAGAAACACAAATTAACGACTTACTCTGGTTTGATGATGAGTACATTTTTGAACAATTAAATATAAAAGAATGATGTTAAATGTAAAAAAAATTTACTATATTAGATAAAGAAAAACTATCATACTATCATTATGCAAAAGGGCGAAAATATGAAAAAACAAAATAATAATACTAATTACTTAAATACATTATTGAAATATAAATTGATAACATTAAAACAATATTATTTCAGAAAAAAAGCAAAAGAATTAAATATAAACACTTATAAATATTAAAACTATGAAACTAACAGAATTTAACAAAAGACTAAATCATTATCAAGATAGAGTTACTTTTACAGATGTAAACGATCAGGAACATTTTTTATATGAAAAATTTGTAATACTCAACAATAAAAATGAAGTGGATCACAAAAAACAAAGTAAATTGTATAAAGAAAATAATAAAATTTGCTTTGAATGGATCTTAAAAAACAAACCTGAATTATTAGGTTGATAAAAGGGTATAGTTACCCTTAATACAAATAAGAGGGTTTGAGAGAGATAATTTTAAAAGAGTTATTTCTCTTTAAAGAAGTTACAAAAAAAAAATTAAAAAGTCAAATCATGAAAAAAAATAATAAAATACAAGAAGAAATAAAAGATTTTAAATCAATGCTAGATAGCTGTTTTACTTATGGAAGTATAGAAAAAAATAGTTATTACTACGAAAGATATATATTAAAATACAAAGATCTTTTAGGGGAAAAACTATTCAATAAAGTATATGAAGAATACAAAAAACATTTACAAGAAAATTATATGGTAGTTCATGATACATATACAGATAGTGAAAATGTATCATACAATACATTAGTAAAAATTAAATAAATAAAATTATGGAAAAAGAAAATATAAAATTTACAACAACAGAACTTAATTATTTGTTAGATGTAGTGGAACAAGATATAAACGATTATGAGGAAAATTTTGGGGAATTACATAAACAAACATTAGAAAATGTATATAATAAATTAGTAATCTTAAATAAATAAAATTATGGATCAATTACGAGCTTTAAAAATGTTTAGTGTTATGCAAGATATCATAACACAAGACAAAAAAACAAATATTAAAAAATGGATAAAAAACAAAGAAAAATTAATTTTCGCAACTCATGGTATTATAAAACCTGAAAATTGGGATCAATTAAGCGACAAAGAAAAAGAAAAAAGAATTAAAAAAACATTAAAAAACATTTAAAACTATGAAAACTTATAAACACACGATATATTTTGCATTATCAACAGAAATAGATAAGCAAAAACAAATGAATAAAATATTAAAACAAGTAGTTGAAACTTTTAATGGATATTCTTTAATAGAAATGAAAGGGGGATATTTAGATAAAGAAACTAACAAAATGATAGAAGAAAAATCATATAAATTAGAGATCTTACAAGATGTTGGGACAATGGAAATAAAATATTTATGTAAAAACATTAAAGATATAGCAAAGCAAACAGAAGTATATTTTACATCAGAAAAAATTAACTTAACTAAAATTTAAAACTATGAAAACAAACAAATTAAATCAACATTTAGAAAATAAAACAAATCAAGATATTAAAGAAATGGTATCTAGAGTAATGGACTTAATAAAACAATTTGATAATGAAACAAAAAAAAATGGATCAGATGACTATTATATAGATGGTAAAGTTTTTGAAATGCTAACAACAAAATATTCAAATAGAAGTCCAAAGTCTGCGTCTATTACTTATATGAATAATGGAAAAATTGCTCTGAATGGTAAGTGGCTAGATCAATTATTTTTAAGTTTATTTAAAGATAGATTCTTTGAAAAAATTCTAGACAATAGAACAAAAGATTTATTAAACAAAGTAGAACTATTAGATTAAAAAATTATGGAAACAATTAAAGAACTAAAAGAATTAGTATCTCTTTTTAAACACAGAAAACTATGTACCAATGATAGTATAATAATGGTTGGCGATCTAGAAAAATTAGAAAAATTAATTAATAAATTATAAAATTATGGATAAAGAAAAATTAATAGAAATATGGCTAAAAGCAGAAGAAGAATTGAGAAATGGAAATGATGATAAATGTATAGAACTTAAAAACTATTTTAGCGAACAATATGCAAAGCTAAATGGTAATGAACAAGAATACGTTAAGGACTATTTGTATAGTTGTGGGGCATAAAAATAACAAATTAAAATAAATAAAATTATGAAAAAAGATATAAATTTTTACAGAGAGTGTTTAAAAAGAGAATTATCAAAACCTTTACATAAAAAAGATTTTATGTATATGATATATTTAGATGAAATGATTAATAAATTAAAGAAATAAAATTATGGAATTAGATAAATATAAAGATCAAGAAAAAACTTGGACTAAATTATTCTTATGTCAAGAGGGTACAGAATTATTTAAAATAAAAGCAAAGGACATGAAACAAGCACAAGAGTTTGCACAAATGTATAATGCAGTAGTAATTAAACAATTAAATAAATAAAATTATGAATAAAGAACTAACAGAATTATTAATCAATGTTCAGAACAAAGCTAGAACATTAGAACAAGAACTAGAAAAAGCAAGAAGTTTATTGTCATTTGTTAAGGACACAATGAAATTTGATACTCCTAAATATAGAGAAACAACCTCTTTTAAAATGTTAAACGAATACTTTAATGAATTAAAAACTAAAAACAAATAAAATTATGAAACATAAAGTAAATCAAGTAAATCAAGAAATAGCAATAGAATGTTTAAAATCTATGTTAGATTGGTCAGATAGATTAGGTAGTGATGAAATAGCAGAGATAGAATTTGTAATAGACATGCTAACAAGAAAAAATAGTTTAATAGAAAATAAAAAATAAAATTATGGAAAAAGAATTAATAATAACAGATTATGCTAAAGTTATAGCAAAAAACATTAAACGAAATAGCGAGGGTGGTTTTGATAATGACGATATAATAGAGTTAGCAATACAGATAGGAGAGGACAATGGGTTATATGATCCAAACGATGAGGAAAATTTTTATTGGAATGACTTAGACAGAAATAGATGTTACTCCAAAGCATACGAAATAATATAAACTTAAATAAATAAAATCATGGAACAACAAGAATTAGTAGAATATCTGGTTTCACAAGCAAAAAGCGAAACACTAAAAAGAGATTTACAAACAATTAGTGATAGATTATGGGAAGAAATAGACCATACTCTTTTAACTGAATTAATGTGTCTTATTGTAGAGAATGAGAACAAAATTATTGACTTAATAGAATAAAATTATGAAAAAAGAAAGACTAGTAACAATAAGTACAAGAGCAGTATATCATAAATACGCAGAAGTACAAGTAGAAATACCAAAAGATTTACCAAAAGATAAAGTTGCAGAGTGGTTGTGGGAAAATGAAAGTTTATACACAGATGATTTAGACCAACGATTACACGAATCAAGTTTTCAATATGGCTTTGGATTGGGTGGTGGTATGGACGAAAAAGATCAAGACAACGAAACGAGGTACGATATAGAGGGGGAAAATTATGGTGGACATTTATAAACAATTAAAATTAAAAATTATGGAATTAAAAGAATTTGAAAAAATAGACAATATAACTAACGAAATTATGGATAAATTAAGAGATATTGTTGATAGGATTGATAGGTATGCAACTATAAACTTGAAAGACTATATCAATAAATATACATCTGAGGACATAGGGGACTTAGACGATGAAATATATTCAATAATACACAATGAATTAAAAAATAATATAAAATAAAATTATGGGAAAGTATTATAACAAATTTTATAGGAATTTCAAAAAATGGGATAAAGATGTGCTAGTATCTAATTGTTGTGGATCAGAAACAGACACAGACATTTGCAATACTTGTGGGGAAGGTACAACTTTAGTAACAGAAAAAGAGTTTGAAAGAGTAGATTATGATTGGAAAAAACATATTTGGAAAATTAATTAACATTTCGTAACTTTATGTAAAAATTTAAAACAATAAACATGAGCAAAACAGAAAAAAACTTACAAGACTTAAAAAAAGCATGGAACATAGATAATAAAAATAAAGAGTTTGAATGGGTATTTATGACCAAAGAAGAAAAAGAATATTTTAAAAAGTGTTGTAAACTTATGTATAATAAATCTAAAAAATTATGAAAATAGAAATTAACCCTGAACATTTGGCTCATAGATTAGCTATGGATAAAGTGGAAAAAAAATATCAAGATTTAGATATTAGCCCTTACATAGAAAATTGTGTTGAGTATATTGGTTGCTCTTTTACTGATGTTGCACAAAGAGACTTTGACAAACACAAAGATAAATATCTAAAACTAATATTAAAAAAATAAAACTAGAAAAAACATGAAAAAAAATCAGTCACCAGAATTAAGAAAAATAGTAAATTCTGTATGCACTAATTGTAGTGTAACCTCAAATCTATTATTTAGAGATAAACACGCAAGAAAACTAGATCATATTGTTAGAGCAAGACAAATGTTAGTATCAATATTATGGAACGAAAAAGGACTAACTAACTATGCAATAAGGGATATATTAGGATATAAAAATCATGCCTCTGTAATACACGCAAGAAAACAACACGAGCAAGACAACAAAAACAATTTTAAGTACAGAAAAACTTATGGTAAAACATTAATTGATTTAGGTATTCAAAACGATTATTCTACTGATATTGAAAAACAATTAAAAGAACAAAAGAAAATAAACAATGTACTCAAAAGGTTATACGAAAATGAAAAAAAAGATTGCGAAAGAATAAAAAAAGAATTATCAGATCTAAGAAAAAAATATTTACTTTAACTAGTATTTAATAAAATAATTTTACTACATTTGTAAAATAAGTTTAATTTAATTTAATAAACATGAAAAGAAATCTAAAAACAATTAATATCAAAGGTAAGGAATATGTTGAAGTCAATGAAAGACTTAAATATTTCAGAGAAAACTACAAAGACTACGCACTAACAACTGAAGTTTTACAATGCACAGAAGAACACTGCGTAATGAAGGCTAGTATATTTAATGCAGAGGGTGTTGTAATAGCAACAGGTCATGCACACGAAACAAGAGGTTCAAGTTATATTAATAAAACATCACACGTTGAGGTTTGCGAAACTTCAGCATGGGGAAGAGCCTTAGGTAACTTTGGTATTGGTATAGATAGCTCAGTAGCTAGTGCAGATGAGGTCCAAAATGCTATCATCAACGACAAAGGCACGAAAGCGAAAAATAAAACAACTAAAAAAAAACTAACAACAGATCAATTTGATGCTATGATGATGGCTATAAGCGATAAGCAAGGCTTATTAGTTAAACAAAGAATGGATAGCTATGATATAGATAAAGAACAAATGGATCAATTAAATGAGGCTATAAAACAAAACATGTAACATGAACTTTGAAAAACAAATAGAAATATTCAGTAAAAGTGATGCTGAATATTATGGGGATAAAAACTTTATCACCAACTCACAATTAGGCAAGCTAGCGAAATCACCAAAGGTGTTAGATCATTATAGAAAATATGGTCAAGATGATACTAATGCCTTATTATTTGGTAGGGCTATGCACATGGCTGTTTTTGAGCCTGATAAGTTTTCAGAAGAAGTTATAAGGTACGAGGGTAAAGTTAGGAGGGGCAAGGAATGGGAGTCTTTCAAGAGAGATAACTCAGAAAAAACTATTATATCGTCTTCTGAATACGAATCTATTTTTAGGATGTTTGATAAATTAATGAGTATACCTAGGGTAAAAGATCTTATTACAGATGGTGTACCTGAGGCTGTAAATTGTTGGCAAGACAGCGAAACTGGAGTTTATTGCAAGGGTAAATCAGACATGATAAAAAATGTTAATGGAGTTAAGATGCTAATAGATTTAAAGACTACGCAAGAACACAATGAGGAATCTTTCAGGAGATCTTGTTATAAATATGGGTACGATAGACAAGCAGCTTTTTATACAGATGGTTTTGGTGGTGATGAATTTTGGTTTATTGTGATAGAAAAACAAGCTCCTTATGATGTAGGAGTATATATGTGTAGTAGCGAGTTTGTAGAAGAAGGAAGAAAAAAATATAAAAAACTGCTAGAAACTTATAATAATTACTTTATAAGGCAAGAAAGCGATATTAATAATTATTATATAGAATCAATATTATGAGTAAACTAAGAACAGAATTAAAAAACAAAAAAATTACTTTACAAGAAGTATCAACCTATATTTCTAGGTCAAGACCAACAACAACGAAAAAGGTTTTAAAGCCTGAGTTGTTTACAGCTCAAGAGATTAGATTAATTTCTGAGATGTTAAATGTAGACCCAAATTGGGCCTTCAATTATTTATTTGTTTAATTTAAAATTTAAAAAAAATGCAAAAAACTAAAGAAACTATTTATTGTGGAAATGGTAAAGAGGTGACTTTCTCAGATGGAGGGTCTATCGTTAACTTTACTTTACACTTAGATAAAATTAAGGATCACGTTTATGATTATGAAGGTAAAAAATATATTAACCTTACTATATCAGCTTTAAAAGGTGGTGCTAATGAGTATGGTAAAACTCATTCAGTTAGAATCAATGACTTTGAACCAGATTCAAATAAAGGAAAAGATTCTAAAGATTTACCATTTTAATTGTTTATAAATTACTTAAGGGGGGTTATCCCCCCTTGGGTACAAAACTAACAGCATGCTAATAAAAATTAACAGAGATTCATTTATAGAAAGCTCTAGTATAGAGCAGTATTATTTAGATGGTGTTAAAATTATATTTTATATATCATCTAGGAAACACGAAGAAATATACGATTCTGAGGAAACAGCAAGTGATGTTTTCAATAGAGTAGCTAGCTCATTTAGAGATGCTACAACAGATCCAGTAACAAAACCAACAGAACAAAAACTAGCAGAAAAACAAGAAATGTTTTTTAAGTTTTGGGAAATGTATGATAAAAAAATAAACAGGGATGATGCCCTTAAAAAGTGGATGAAGTTATCTATGGTAGATATGGGCGAGGCATTAGGTGTTTTACCTATGTATGTAAAGTCTACTCCTGATAAACAATACAGGAAGAATCCATCTACATGGATATATCAAAAGGCATGGAGAAATGAAATAATATCAAACGAAACAAAACAAGTATATCAAAAACCAAAATTTACAAATGTTGATAAATAGAGAACAAATAGAAAGAACATTATTAGGTAAAATAATAAACAACCCACAAGAGTATTATAACAATCACTCTTTAATAGACCCTAACCTATTCTCTAATGTATTCAATAGACGTTTGTATAGCATTTTGTCTGAAAAGTTAGACAAGGGAGATAAGATAGATATAGTTGACTTAGCAGATAGTATAGACAACATAGAGGATGTGGCAGTTATGATGAAAGAGGACGCTATGCTAGAAACACAGGCTCAAACTTGTGTTCTTGTTTTAAATCAATACAAGAAAAAGGAACAACTAAAAGATTTTACTTCTAAAGTAAATAAAATGATTAGTGATGACGAGGATGTTTTTGAGATTATGAATTATGTAGATGAAGAGGTTGTAAAAATATCGAGCATAGACAATGAAGGTGTAGTAGAAATAAAAGATCAGATCACTGACTTACTGAAGTCTATAGAATATAAAATGAACAACAAAGGATTGAATGGTATTACTACAGGATTTAATAATATAGATAAGTTTACAGGTGGTTGGCAAGAAACAGATTTAGTTATAGTGGGTGGAGCATCGTCCATGGGTAAAACATCATTAGCTTTGGCCTTTGCTTTTAACGCATCTTTTTATGGTAAAGTACCTACAGTTTTGTTTTCATATGAGATGAGCAACCAACAATTATTAAGTAGATTAATTTCATCTGATTCAGGAATAGATAACAAGTGGATACTAAAAGGAAGCTTAGATCAAGCAGAACTAGGTAAAATACATGAATCTGCAGGAAGGATAGAGCAAACACCTATTTATATAGATGACTGCAATAACTCATCACTGAGATATTTAGTAAATAAAATTAGACAGTATGTTATAACCAAAAAAGTAAAGTTAGTAATGGTAGATTACTTGCAGTTGGTAACAAACAACAAGAAAGGAAGAAGTAGGGAGCAAGAGGTATCTGAAGTAGCAAGAGCCTTAAAAAACGTAGCAAAAGAGCTTAAAGTAACTATCATAGCTCTATCACAACTTAATAGGGGTGTTGGTCAAAGAGCAGAAAGTAGACCTACTATAGCTGATCTTAGGGAATCTGGTGAGATAGAGCAAGCTGCAGATATGGTTGTTTTAATATATAGACCTGAGTAT